ATTCATCAATAATAATTAAATTTGGACAAAATTTGTCCAATCGATTTACCATTGTTCCAATTTTTGCAATTTGACAATTATACGTATAATTTGCACCATATCCGGCACCAATCAAACCATGTCGAACTCCAAATTGTGTCAATGTTTTTGATGTCTGTTTAAATAATGAATCACGATGCACCAATATCAATACATTATTATTTTTCTGTATTGTGGCATGTGCAATGTAACTAAAAATAATCGTTTTACCACCACCGGTTGGTAATACTAAAATCGGTGATTTATAGCCATTTTTGTATGATTCACGTATTTTATAAATGGCATCTTTTTGATAATCTCTTAAAACAATCATATATTTTTTTGTTGTTATTTGCACAAATATAAAATAATACTTTTATATTTGCATCATTATTTAATTAAAATTACACAACAAAATGGAAAAAACACATTGGAGAAAATTAAAAGATACCAATTTTCTCGGATCCTGGGACATCGTAAACAATGAATTGATTTTGACAATTAAATCAATTATTACTGAAAACGTACAATCACCGGATGGTAAAACCGAACAATTGCCGGTTATGCATTTTATAGAAAATTATAAACCTATGATTTTAAATGCAACCAATTTTAAAAACATTTCAAAGGCTTTAAATTCAAATTTTATTGAGGATTGGATCAATAAAAAAATATCAATTTATGTAACACCGGTAAAGGCCTTTGGACAAATTACCGATGCATTACGTATTAAACCGAATGCACCAAAAACAGAAAAACCGGTATTGACAATTGATCATCCGAAATATCCGGATGTTGTTGAAAAAATCAAATCCGGTGAAACAACCATTGAAACGGTAAAACAATATTTTGATTTGCATCCGGCCGTTATTGAGGCCATTAATATTTTAACCAAAAAATCCAAATAATTATGCCAAAGATAGGATGTATTACACCATCACAATTCAAAAAAGTTATGACAACATCACGTGGTGGAACCGGATTCGGCCAAACTGCATTGACTTATGCCGATGAAATTGTATTGGATATTATCGGTGTTGAACGTGATCAGATTATTGCACCGGCATTAACTCATGGTATCGAAAACGAATCACTTGCCGTTGATAGATATCAAGAGGATACATTGAATACTGTAACAATTGTTGATGAACCGATTCAACATCCGGATTATGATTTTATATGTGGAACACCGGATGGTTTGATTGGATCCGATGGTATTGTTGAAATTAAATGTCCATTTAACTCGGTTAATCACCTGGCAAATTTACGGTGGCAATTTAATCCGGATGATACACAAATTTCGGATTATTGGTGGCAAATTCAAGGATATTTGTGGATCACCAATCGACAATGGTGTGATTTTGTTTCATATGATCCACGATTTCCATATGACAAACAAATATCAATTCAACGTGTAAAACGTGATCAATCTGAAATTGACAAATTATCTGAAAAATGTATGTTATTTTGGAACCTGGTTCAATTAAGATTGCCAAAATAAATAAAATTTGTGTTTGTGTTAATTACCGGTGTATATCATTTGATTGCACCGGTTTTTAATTAAAAAAACCACCGTATAAAATACGATGGTCAACATAAAACACAACAATAAAAATAATTATTTGTCATCGTTTTTGTTTTTCATATCATCTTTGATATCGTTTGTTAGTTTTAATAACTCTTTAAAATATTTAATAAGGCTTTTACCTTTTATTATTTTGAATGTTTCATCAATCGATTTAAATTCAATATATATCAATACACATGATAATAATTTTGTCATTAAAAAATCAACTTCAATAAACATTTTGGTGAATTCAAATAGGATAAATTTATCCATTATAAAAAACAAAATCACGATTGTTTGATATGCCAAAAATTTTGGAATCAATCCAACTCTTAATCGTTTTGATGTCCATTCAACATTTTTAATTTTGCATCTCCAATATGCCATTACCGTGTCAAACATAATAAACAATCCAACACATAATAATACACCGTGAATTGGTGATAAAAATGCAATCATTGTTAGTAATGCTGATGTAAATGCACTTTCAATATGTTTCATTAGTTAATATTGATATATCTTGATAAAATTGTTGATGATGCCGATCCAATCAAACAAAACCAAATCGGTAATGGATGCAAAATACAAATAATAATCCAACAAAACAACCCCACCCAAATGCCAAAACAGATTGGACATGCACCCATCATTGAATATGGATTCGGTTTCATTTTTGATTCAACCATTTTGTATTCATTTTCAACCTCTTTTAAAAATTGCTTATAAACACTATCTGATTCATTGATTGATATATTTTTTAATTTATCATTCAATTCCTTGTCTTTATTTAACTTCCAATAGTCATAAATTGACCATACACGATCATTTTCCTTTTGTTCCCATTGTTTATACTTATTGGAAATAAAACGGCCGTAAAACGAAAATATTCGGCCGGAATAGAATTCACCCTGGATTGGTGATCCAATACAATAGTGAACAAATTTTATAAAAAATGGAATCGTAATAAAATATAAAATCAGCATCATATTTCTTTTGGTATATATTCAATTAACGGTAAATTTTTTACCCATAATAATTCCGGATTAACACATTGATCAACTTCCTCAATTGATATGATCCAATTATCATTTGCATCCTGGATTGGATATAATTGACCAATCAATTCATTTTTTTGCAATTCTGTTAATAAATAAACGTAAATCATAATTTATCGGCCTAATGCCGTATTATAAGTATTAACAATATTATAAAAATTCAATGCCTCGTTATCGTTTAACCCTTCACCAACGGATGCAAAACTAAATGTTTTTGCCAAATATGCACTCATTGTATTATTAAAATTCTTTTGTCCTAATACCGGAATTGTTGCCGTTGATCTTGCAACTGATGCCGTTGTATTTGTTATAATTGCTGATCCATTTTTATATAATTTTCTGCTATTTGATGCCGTTCTCGATGCACAATAAAAACCACTTGAATCGGTAACAGATGTAAGTAACGTACTTGAATTATCATTAATTTGGTATTGTGTTTGATTTGATGCATTTCTCGTTATTACTCTCAATCCGGCATTCAATGAACCATCAACAATACCCATTTCGGCATTAGCATTTTGACTGTTTGTTTTACTCCAAAATGATATATGTGTACTATTTAAAAGTAAATTTGTACTCGGTTGTATATATGTTTCACCATATCCATTTGTACCATTACCAACAATACCGTTTGATGTATGTGTTACACCACCATTCCAAATAATTCGAAATGCACCATTTGTATCCAATGGATTTTTCAAATTCCATTTATGAAATGATGCCGTACCACCAACAAATGGATATAATGCATACATTTTTGTCCATAAATTATTGGATTTTAAACTAACAACCAATTGATTTACGGCATTCTTTTGTCCTGGATCAGACAAACCACTTGCAGTAAAAAATGCTTGTGCATCAGCATCAAAATATGTAAATTGATATGGATTGATTATCATATTATCTATATCCTATTAAAGTAATTTTTAAACCTTTTGCAGTACCATCGCCAATTTGATCAATGTCAATTGTAATTTCACTATCATCGGCCAATGATGAATCCGAAATTACTGCCGGTGTCAATGCCGTTTTTGATGTTTTTTCTGTATTATCAATTGTCAATTTTGTTGATAGAATTGATGTTCCATTTTCATTGATATCAACCGTAAAAATTGATCCGGATGTTTGTGCCGTTGTTAATGATGCACGAACTTCAGTCAATGTGAATGCACATGGTGTTCTAAATGTTACCTTTGATGAACCGGTTGTCAATGATGTTGTTTCATCACTTGCGGCCAATTGGATTTCAATTGGATTAATAAAAAATTTAATTGCCCAAATTGCACTTCCGGTACTCGCATCATTACAAACATATGTATTTCCATTATCCAATGACCATAAACTTCCAATTTGATAACCTTTTGTATTATCATCGGTTGATGTTGGAACATTGTTGAAATTATATAAACTTTGTCTGATTAAATTGCCACTACTGCCCATAACATATAAAACACCACCTTCCCATTTTAACTCATAGCCAAGACCACAGATTTGTGCAATACCATTATTTCCGCCAAGACCGGCATCAATGGTTCCTTTTTTTAGTCTTGAATTATTATCAAATAATAAACCATATGTTGTATCAAATACAATATCATTTGATCCGGAATTATTACCAACAATTAAAACTTGACTTAAATTTTGAGATCCACCACCACCGGATGTTAACTCAAAAAAAAAATCCGTTGCTAACAACTGTGATAAATCTAAACAATTACCAACAAACGGTATGGATGCACCTGGCAATATTTGTGTATCAACTACCAATGCCGGATCAAAATATTCAACCGATCCATTATCCATAATAACTTTTACAATACCGTTTTCATTACATTCAATTTTAATTATGTCACTTGACAATGATTTTACAAAATCACCGGTGTCATTATTATATATGAAAACATTGCCATTTAATTCCTTGACAATACTGATCGGAAATGGAAAACATGTCATTTTATTATAAATTTAATTGTTTATTTATCGAATTTCTCTAAATTTTATTGCACCTCTACATGCTTGTGTACCGGATAAACTTTTCATAATTAGTGTAATTGTACCCAAAACTCTATGATTTCCGGATGCATCCAATGTTATTGGATAACGTGAATTTATTGCCGTATTTGTAACGGTTTTTACACTTCCACTTGCCGGAACCCATCCACCATCTATTTTAACGGCATATGCACCACTCAATGTACCGGCCGTGTTAAATTCGGTTGATGAATACAATGCACTCACATCATTAAATGTTGTTGTACCGGATAACGCTTGACCAACAACCAAATCCCATTGAACCGGTTGATTTCCACCATTGTAAATTTCAACATCAATAAATGATACACGTGATCTGTTTGTTAAACCACTAAATAATAATTTAGGCCTCAATGTCAATATATGTGTATCTGATGTCAAAACATTTGTTGATCCACTCATTTGTTGAAATGTATATCCAAATTGACTTACATCATCTCCACCACCTTCAGAAATAACGGCCGAACATAAAAAATACATTGATGTTGTTGATGTATCGGTACATGTCATTCCACAACGAACCGGTAAACTCGCATATGCCAAATATGGTGGTGTAATACTGTTTGAATGTAAAAATTCATGTGCATAAACAATTACACCATTGATATCAAATCCAACACGTACACGACCGGCATATAATGCTTGTAAATCAATTACCAATATTTGCACCTTACTGATATCTAAATTAATTCCACTTTTACCGGTACCATCTAATTTATCCAAATTCCATTCAGATTGCAATTTTGTCAAATTACCTTGTGATGTTGATGAATACAAATGGAATTGTTTTTCTGTGCCTTTTAATTGAAATTCAATGCCATTTATACCATCTGAATAACCGGCAAATTTTGTTACCTTATCAATAGCCTCATTAAAATTAAATGTAATAAATATCAATTGTGATTTACCTGGTTGATATGGCAAATATTCAAATGATTGCATTATTGATTGTCCACCACCTGGTGTTGATGTGAATGTAATATCAGCACATCTGTTAACTGAATTATGAATAATATTTGCACCGGATCCGGTTATAATTTGTTCAAACAATAATGGACATAAATCATATGTCAATTGTGAATTAAACAATGTCAATGGATTTGATATTCTTAATCGACTAAATGCATCAAAATTTGCCGAATCAGTAAAACTAACATTTTGAATATTGTTTGATCCGGAACCAATTTCAAAGAAAAAATCATTTCCTAATAATTGACTAAGATCATTACAATTTCCAATAAATGGTATTTCGGCACTCGGTAAAATTTGTGTATTTTTAACCATTTGTGGATCAAAATATTCAACGGCACCATTGTCCATAAATACTTTGACAATGTCATTTTCATTGCATTCAATTTTAATAATATCCGGTGATAATGATTTAACGAAATCATTGGTATCAGCATTGTAAATAAAAATGTTACCATTTTCTTGTTTTACAATATTTATTGCAAATGGAAAACATGTCATAATATTATAAATTTATACCGGCTTTTGATCCGATTTTTGTCATGAATTCAAAACAATCATATGTATTACCGAATGAATCAGTAAATATAAAATGTGTACCATCCGGTAACAATAAATATCCGGAATATGTGTAATTTTCATTTAAATTATTTAACTCAAATATCAATGAATCACCATCATTAAATGTTTCAACAAATTTTTGATATTGTCTTCCAAATTCCAAATATAATTGATATTCACCACCACCACCAATTGGTATGATATAATCGAAATCAAATTCAATTCCACATGGATCAAAACAACCCAAAAATATAGTATTTGTACAACAATTACAACAATTCATCTATTAGCAAATTTTAAATTTATCACATTTATCATTCCATGTAAAATCATATCTCAATTCAAAATCGGCCGATATTATTTGCATTAAACTATTTAATGTTTTTGGATCTTTGCCGGTTTCACTTTGATAGTTTTCCCATGGTATTATATTTATTACACCTGGAAATAAACGAACATTCATGATGTCGTAATTCCATTTAATCATTTTGTAATTGATGTTGTATAAATTGGAATTTAAAAAATCCATTAACAACCTTGGATCAGCACATTTATGTTGCATTACAATTTTCAATGGTACTCTTATTTCGGCCTCTAATCCACATGATCCACGTTTTGTGTTTGATGCTTTCCTGGTTTGTGAATATTGACCATTTAAACGTATATAAAAATATGTGTTTAATGCATCATTTAATCCACAATATTCACGTTCACCGGATCCATTAACATTCAATGAAACAACTTTACCTTCAATATCTTTTATGCATAATCCGGAACCATTAACGATTGATCCGGATGCCAATTGCATTTCAGTTTTTAAACTGTTTATTATATAATCAATTATTGTTTGTGTAGCGTACATTTTTTATTGTATGTCGTTTTCCTCTAATATGGCTAAAAATTCTAATTGTCCGGCCTCTGATCCGGCATTACGTTCATCATCACTAACGGTGTGAATTTCGGTACCAAATCGTGTTTCATTCCATATCATTTTTTCGGCCTCGGAATCAATAGTATATGTAACGGTTGCAACATTGGCATTTTCAATTACTTTTACACTACGTTCTAATGATCCGGAAAAATTCAAATCAACGGTTTCATTTTGCCTTCCGGTTAATTGTCGTAATTCGGAATAACCTTCGGATAAATATTTACTTTTATGTGGTTTTCCACTTTTAAAAACTGTTTTACCGGTTTTACCTTCCGGCTTTATTCCCGAACTTGCAACACCAATTAATGTTGGACTATTTGGATTGATGTAAAATGGATTTGTCGAATACGATCCAATCTGATTTCCAAATGTGTCAAGGCCTTGTGTAAAAATACGTTGTTTATATTCGGCAATAACTCGGAATGCGGCAACTTGTGAAATACGTTGTGCCGTTCGTGTATCACTTGTTATTTCTTTTAATAATTCTAATCGATCCAATATTTCAATCAACATATTATCCTGGTAACATTGCGTACATTTTCAATCTCGGTTGACAATTATAACAAAATTTGTCGGTTTCCAAAATCTGAATGATATTATCAATTTCATTATCCAATGCTTCAACCGATGCGTTTTCCCACATTGTTGCCATATTTAATGCCCATTCAATACCATGTGTTTTGATGATATTCAATCGGTTGTTTGGTGATGCCCATTCTTTTGCTAATTGAACACCGGTTTGATATAAAACGGCCAATCCAACACGATCCAAAAATTGACAAATTATATCGGTATCAACACAATCCAATCGAACACATGCACCTAAATAACCATCTGATGATAATGCATTACCATCATAACCGGTAACATTTAAATATTTATTATCACATGGTGTACATCCGGTATTGGTATTACATTTATAAATATACGGTTGAATATTTGTATTATCAGCCAATATATATATGACATCGGAATTGAAATGTTTTTTTACATTGAAATGATGTTCGTAATCGGCAACCAATGATTGAACTTGTGACCATAAAATATTAAATTGACCATCATAAATATATAATGTAGTCAATCCGGATGTCAATGATTTAATTCGAATTGTATCAACCCAAATTCGTGATTGTGATGAATTCAACCATTTTTTTGATACTCGAATTCCTTTTTGTAAAATTGAACTTCCAATTGTTGATGTCGATGCACTACAAACCGGATATAATGCACCAATGGTATTCAATTTGATACCACGTGAATTTAATATTGCTTTCAATCTATTTTCGACAATACGTGATGCAAAATACATTTTTTCTTGCATTGTCTTTGTTGCCGATACCAACAATTCATTTGAAATCATTGCAACATTATCGATTGTCAATCCTTCCAAATTTTCAATGTAATATCCGGATGTCGGTGTCGGAACACCACCATCATAACAACCATTTGCAAAAACAATATAATTTTCTAAACAATCCGGTGTATTAGTTATCAACATTATTCAACTATTTTTTTGGATTTTCTTTTTTTCGGTGCATCAATGATTTCCGATTCGGTTTCATTTACTTCAATTTCCGTTTCCGTTTCAATTTCCGGTTGTGTTTCGATTACCTCTGATGCCGGTTTTGATTCCATTTTGATGTACAACATACCTTGATCATAAAATACATCTTTTGGATAATCTTGTTGCCTCATTGCACGTTCCACGGCTTTTTTAATTTTCAAAGTATGAACATGTTTTTTACCGGCAACATAATCAAATAAAAATACAAATGTACTTTCTGATGATTTTTCAACATTCAATGCAATATGATATTTTTTAATCAATTGCAATGCATAACTTAATTTCTGATTCATAAAATAAAATTTAAAAATGGTGGAT